CTGTCTGGGAGTTTACTCACTTAGTCGCGTGTCCACTATTCGCGGGTAGGATCAGTTGAACTTCTCACTACGCTAAGCTCTATCACCAAACCAGTATCAGAGTTTGTTTTTGCCGGGCGCAACGATAAGAAAAAGCCAATCTGCGAGAACGCGGTATTGCTTGTGATCAAACAAATCGGCTATGAAGGTCTGGAAAGCGGTCACGGATTCAGGCATGAATTCAGCACTATTATGAACGAGCACGAATGGCCTGCTGACGCTATTGAAGTGCAACTGGCACATGCCAACGGCGGATCTGTGCGCGGGATTTACAACCATGCTCAGTATCTCGATAAGCGCAGAGAAATGATGCAGTGGTGGGCGGACTGGCTTGATGAAAAGGTGGAGTGATCGACCTTAACCACTATCGAATATCACAAATCCTTGCAATCCAGTGCAAAGATTTGTGTGCCAGAGTTTTTCTCATCAACTACCGCAAGTATCGATCGATTGAGACTTGGATGATAGACTTCATGCCTTTGATTATTAGCTGATAGAAGAAATGTTAAAGCTATTTGCAAAGTACACCTCGATTGGTGTGCTGAACACACTTATACACTGGGTGGTTTTTGGTGTTTGTATCTATGCCGCGCATACCAATCAGGCTCTGGCAAACTTCGCAGGTTTTGTTGTGGCTGTGAGTTTTAGCTTCTTCGCGAATGCAAAATTCACATTCAAAGCATCAACTACAACGATGCGCTACATGTTATATGTCGGGTTCATGGGAACACTGAGTGCAACTGTTGGATGGGCTGCTGATAGATGTTCACTTCCTCCAATTGTCACTCTTGTCACCTTCTCCGCCATCAGCCTGGTGTGCGGTTTCGTCTATTCAAAGTTCATTGTCTTTAGGAATTCAAAATGAAAATTTCGCTTGTTGTTCCGGTCTTCAATGAGGAGGCCGCAATACCAATCTTCTACAAAACGGTGCGAGAATTCGACAAGTTAAAGCAGTATGAAGTTGAAATAGTTTTCATCAATGATGGCAGTAAAGACGCAACAGAATCAATTATCAACGCGCTTGCGATGTCAGATCCTCTTGTAGTTTCACTGTCATTCACAAGGAATTTTGGTAAAGAGCCAGCTTTGTTTGCTGGACTTGAACATGCAACTGGCAATGCAGTAATACCTATAGATGTTGATCTTCAGGACCCAATCGAGGTTATCCCGCACCTGATAGAGAAATGGCAGTCAGGATCTGACATGGTTCTTGCTAAGCGATCAGAACGTTCTACTGATAGTCTATTAAAGCGGAAAACAGCGGAGTGGTTCTACAAACTACATAACAAAATCAGCAATCCAAAGATTGAGGAAAATGTTGGTGATTTTCGGCTGATGAGCCGCGATGTTGTCGAAAACATAAAGAGAATGCCAGAACGAAACCTGTTCATGAAAGGCGTGTTGAGTTGGGTTGGTGGCAAGACAGACGTCGTTGAATATGTCCGTGCTGAACGTGTTGCGGGAGATTCAAAGTTCAATGGCTGGAAATTATGGAACCTAGCACTTGAAGGTATTACCAGCTTTTCAACTTTTCCTCTCAAAATATGGACATATATAGGTTTGTTCGTCGCCGGTACAGCGTTCACGTATGGCTCGTGGATGATTATTGATACGTTAGCATTTGGTAACCCCGTTAGAGGTTATCCGTCAATTCTGGTATCGATTCTTTTCCTTGGAGGCATCCAACTTATTGGAATCGGTATTCTTGGTGAATATGTTGGCCGTATATATATAGAAACAAAAAAACGACCAAAATATTTTTTAAAGGATAAAAAATGAATTTAAAAAAAGAAATAAACGCCAATAGCATTAAGATAATGGTTATAGCATTTATAACGTCTTTACTCGTTTATTTTCAAAACCTAACCAACTTTTCTATATCAATAGACACAGAGTACGCTTTTTTTTCATGGCCTAATGAAGGTATTTTATGGTGGATTTCTCTAGGGCGGTGGGGTTCAGCAATAATCGACTATATATTTAGGGTAAACGCCTACACGCCGGGGTTTACAACTCTCGTAATGTTAGCGCTTAATGTTATAACTGCTTTCTTATTAGCTGTAAACACGTTTAAGCTCCTTAGTACAAGGATAATGTTTGCTATTATTTTTGTATCATTTCCGCAATTTGCTTATCAAGCTGAGTTTGCTCAGCAGTCCGATACCGTTGCATTAGGTCAACTTCTCGCATGTATATCAGGTCTGATACTTTATTCTTCAATCTTTGGAAAAGACAAAGTAAATATAAAACTTCTATTTATTGGGGTTTTAGTGCTTACCTTTTCACTAGGAATATATCAATCACTAATCTCTTTCCCTGTCGTTGTATTTTTAATGCAATTCATTGCAAAATGTAATGAAGAATGCAAAAAGAGAATCATTAAATGTTTTTCAATATTTTCGCTTGCAATAATACTTGCTACATCCATTTATTATATAATAGTTTTTTTAAGTCATGCTATATTCAACGTAACCACACCCACATATCTTAAAGACACCTTTCACTGGCTAAAAGAACCTGTATACGAAACGCTTCAAAGGGTGAGTGAGGTTGTGATATCAACACTCACAGGTGATTATTATTTTGGGGCTAGCATTATTCCGTTCATGGTGGTTCCCGTTGTTTTTCTTTCCTATAGTCAGGTAATCAATCATGATAAAAATATTATAAAATTAATATCAATATTAACATTAGCAATCAGCCCCTTCTTTGTGGTTATCGGACTCGGGGGCATACAGGGCCCCAGAGTTTTGCTTGGGTTATCTGTAACATTCGCTTTTCTATTTGCTTTCGCTATAGAAAAATTAAAAACATGCAGCAAAGTAAAAAGCACACTGTCAGCCCTAATTTGCACAATTGTAGTTTACTATAGTGCATCAACAGTAAATATGCTCTTTTACTCTGATGCAATGGCAAGAGAGATAGATTCCAACATAACTAACAGGATATTGTCCCAACTACAAAGTAAGTATGGTAACTTTAATCCGTCAACGGATGTCGTAAGTTTCATCGGTGCGTATCCCACATACAACCCTTGGAAAAAAAATAATTCTGACACCTTTGGTGAGTCAATGTTTAGTTTTTCAGGAGGAGATCCTCGTAGAATTACAAAATATGCAGCAATGATAAGTGGGTTTTCTTTAAATTTACACATTGCAAGTAACGACGAAAAAGAAAAATTAAAACTCATTCCGTCATGGCCTGACGCGGACTCAATAACAGTTATGAATGGAATTTATTTCATTAAGCTAGGAGATTAATAAATGGCAAGAGGTGGTTTCTACCTCTTGCCTTACAAAGTCAACCAAACTTTTTATTATGAACAGAAATTTAGCCTGATGCTAATCTAGCAACAATACCAGCCATAACAAAAACGATTATCTGGTCATAATTAAGTGCGTATGCATCATTCACTTCATCATGGTCTATCATTTTGTATTTTCTGTAATTAAGCCCATGTTTTTCCATTACTTTTATTACATCTTGAACTATGTACCCGATATTAATAGGTGAGTCATCGCCCATTTCCTCACAATCTTTAAGCCACATGAATGTACCAGAGCATAGTGCAAGCTCTTGTGCAGCAGCGATTTCATTCTCTGTAAATTTCTTAAGCTTGGTTTTCTTGCGTTCATCAGATGTTGTTAAAACCCCACCTGCGGAATACACAAGTTTCCATAAACGAGTTGAATCACCGTTGGTATATGTGTTGCTTATGTGAGGCCCGCAAGCGCCATTAATGTCTAGGGGAAATACTGGATTATCTGTATTAACACCAACGTTACCACCGCGAGGATTAATAACTACTTGGTAGTTATTGCCGGATGCATCACTCCCCTGAATAAAGCCGCCGTTAGAGCCAGAGTTGCTCAAACATCCAAACTGTAGCTCTCTAGCACCGTCTGTGTATTGCGTCCTGAAAGAACCTAGCTTAAACATTGTGCCATCTGACATTGGTGCATTGGTTTTATTACTAGCATATAAAAGTGCAGATGGAGATGACCCATCATTCATAATCCCAACAAGGCCGCTTGGTGTAATCTCCATTACTTTATGCGGTTTATAGGCACCATCGCCCCCGTTATAGAAACGGATAGGATAATATTTACCATCCCCGGAAATTCCTGCCCTTATTTCGTATTCACCAACTGCTTTAGCAGAGATAGTTAAATTCTCCTCATCCACGCCTGTAGTTTTCTGCACACGCAATGTACTTATTTGTGAGTTAATATCATCCCTCATTTTGTATTGCGCGTTTGTGGCATTTATAGAGGTATCCTGCAAAGTGCACGTATTGCCTTTATTAGATATACTGACGACGTTACGAAGTGTTCCGTTAAGCCAGAATTTATACGTACCATTTCCATATCCGAAGAAAAAGAATGGATCTCCTGATTTTCTTGTACATACCCCATTTACCACGTCGCATATACCCCCACCTGTGGTATATACGTAATGGTATCTAGAATGAGCACCTATGGCAGCAGTAAGGTTTCCCCCTCCAATTTCTGTAACAGAAATCTGGTCTGCTGAGGTTAATGCAGTAATTACCAGTGCCCTGTCAAAAGCATAAATTGCATCACCTACTGCCCAATTAGTAATGTCGAAAAGCGAGCCACTTTCACGTATCAGTACGTTCTGTGACTGATGTACAAGTTGACCTTGTGCCGCAGAGCCATAAATAGCAACTTCTGATGGGTTATAATTTTTGCTAGTTTGAATGCGCATCCAGTTAGCGTGCCCATCTGATGATAAGAACATTCCATCACCAGAATCCATAAGAGCGCCTCCACCAACTTTAAAGCCACCCATATTCGCAGTTGTTCCCGCAGAAACAATTCCCGCACCGAATTTAGTTTCGTCTCTTCGGCGGTACTGAACGTTTAAAAATGCAGAAAAGGATATGGCTGGCGTTAATATTGCCTCAGAGTCAACAATTAACGTGGGTAGTTTTGCCCACACCAGGGCGATAGGAGTATTGCATACATAATTACCAGCAGGAACATATAGTGTTGTGCAACCGGAAGGAAGCGCAGCAATCATTGCTGCCCATAAGGAACTCTCGTCAGTGCCGTCACCCATAATCCCATAATCACGGACATTAATGAAATCAGCTAGCGCAAGCTTACCATTCCTGATAGTAAGAGGCCGATCAAGCAGATTCTGTCTTAACTGGTCAGGGTCATACTTCAGCACATTAGGGAAATAGAACTGCTGCGTGCCATATGCATCATAAACAGCCATCGAATGACCTTGCACGGTAACGAATTTGGCAATCTGTCCGTTATATACAGGATATCCGGCAACGTTAATGATGATTGGCTGTGCAACAGGAATGTGAGAACCGTCTTCGTTCTCCACATAAACCTGAATCTGGTTTTCAGGATTTACCGGGTCAGTGTCAATTTTACCGATATAAATTTTGCCATTGGCTACGGCTTTAAAAGAACGAGCCATAGTGAAGAGTTGCGAAGGCATACTCACTACAACATTGGCTGTAATGTCTGTCATCTAATTTGCTCCAGATGCAAGGAATCGCCGCAGCATGGCTACGGTGAATTTTTGGCATAAAAAAACCCAGCCGAAGCTGGGTCGTTGCGTTGGTTATCTGTCAGTAGTTATGTACTGAAGGAGGTAATTCTTATTCTTAAGTCTTATCAGGATTTGGAAACACAGTTATATGCAACAGTAGATAAAACTATTCATATTCATTCATACCGCTTAACGAGGCGACAATACCAGCTCTCGACAAGCGATTGAATTCATCGCTACCAATAGCATCGCGTATTGCTTTTACGGCGGCTTTATTTGCCATAAATCTGCGTTCCGCCGCCGCTAATGCTTCTTTACTTCCGCCAGCTCTTACTGCTTTCGTGGCTTCCTGAACTGCTTTCTCTATCGCATATCGACCGCTACGCGTGGTGGCAATTTTAGATACAGCACCTTTTAACCCGGCGCCAACTAAAGCACCTGCGGCAGCGCCTGCAATGCCCCCTCCTGCTCCACCAACAATGGCACCTGATGTTGAGTTGGCAATTGCATTTAACACTGTTGATGTGACGCTGGATAAACCGGCATCCAGATCGCGTAGTACATTGGCAGTTCTCCCTGTTCTTTCAATATACTGCTGAGGTTTCACTGCTGCTCTTGCAAGAGTGCCATATGCATCAGCAATTCTTCCGAGTTCTGAGGAATATCTGCTAATGGCTTTTACATTTTGTGGGGTAAGTATCCCTGCGATATGGTTAATTCCTGCTGCATCAGATTTGCCACCACGTACACCATGCGAGATAGCATCCTGCAACATTGATGATATAGCAGGAACACGCTCTGATTCTGGCAGCGCGCGGATCATAGAATGGAATCCAGCAGGACCATTAAGACCTTTAGCTGACGATGATTGAAGAGATTTTACTCCATTCGTAATCAGTGCATCTGTTGCCAAATCACGCCCGAAAACAGACTCTGCACTCTCTTGTGCTGATAACCTCGCTTTAGACAGATCATTAGCTTTTTGCCAGTCATCAAGAAATCCGCCGTTTTCCGCCATTGTGCGCATATCATCAGTAATTGCCCGGCGTATTTCCCCTGCTCTCCTTGCCGCATTTGCCTCTCCGCTACGCTTATATTTTTGCTCCGCATCAGCAAATTTCGCTCTCCATGCTTTCATGCCATCAAATGTTACTCCACCTTGATTGTTTGCCTGAACAAACTGTTTCATTTCAGGAGTAAGCGGTATGCCAGCAGATCGCTCTGCCTGAATAACGGCATTACCATTTAGCATTCTTGCTTTTTGATTTGGCATTGTTGACCGCACGTCATCCCATGCCGCGCGCTCAGCATCCTTCATCTGATCAAGATTTTGAAGAATCCTTTGTTTTATAGCCACACTTTTTTCTGATGCCGTTCCAGATGCGGCCCCAAATTCATCAAGGTTTCGACTTAACTTTGATGATATTTCGTTAAATGCTGCCTGATGGGCATCCTGAACAATCCCTGGTGTTGATGCCAATGCGCCTTCGGCTTGTGCAATTCCACGACTTCCAGATCGCATTCCTGGTGTTAATGCGTTTATATCAATTCCAGCAGACTCAGCCGCTTTTGCTACATCTTCGGACACATTAGCGGCCTGACTGGCAATTGACTGACGCCCAGCACCTGACTTTGCCATCCTGGAAACATCATTAGCAGAATTCAGTGCTGCACCACCAAGAGCCTGTGAAACCCTTGGCGCAATAACGCGCCCGACACCTGAAAGAACGCCTTGAGCACCAATATTGATACCACCGTTAATGGCAGCATTTTGTGCAAAATCACCCTCCTGATTTGCAGCATCAGCAAGAGAACCTGCAATCATGTTTCCTGCGGAACCGATGTCTCCTGCGAGCTTTGCTGTCGCTCCAGCAGCTTTTGCCGCTGTGCCAATTGGCAGGAGATACCCACCAAATGTTTCACCGGCTTGCGCCCAACGGTCTGTCGGTCGATCGACAGGGCGATAAACATCATCCAAAACCTTGGGGCCACCAAGCCCCTGGCTGATTGCATTAATCAGACTTGCGCCACCCTGCAATACGTCAAATGGTATGTTTACCAGACCACGACCAGCCTGTTCTGCAATTTGCCCTGCACTTTGACCACCTGTGAGCCAATCGCCAGCTTGTTGCATCAATGATGGTTCTTCTTTCTGCTGCTGATGCGGAGGGTATGCTGCATAAAACTGATCTCTTGCTTCAGCCCATTTGTCACCAGCCTTAGGGGCAACAACCTCATCAAAATATTGCGCTTGAGCCTGTGCTTTCTGTTCTTCAGTTAACGCCTGATACTGTGGAGAGGCGATAACATCTTTCCATGCTTTAGCCATTAATCACCCCATAAAGACGAGAAACCGGACTTATTGCTGTCGCTTCCTGATTTTCGCTCACTAACATATGTGTCATAACCTGATGAACTATATCCCATTGATTCAGCCTCCCTTGCTGCAACCTTTTGAAATACAGAATATTGCGATCGGATTTCAGATAACTGTTTTCTGACGACCTCTTCAGGCTGTGTTATATCGAGTTTCGCGATCAGGTTTTCCAGTTTTTGGCCTTCAGCATTGGAGAGGCTACCCATACCTCGCATAGTCTGCACGTTCTGGACAAACGCCCCCGACTTTAATTCTTCTATCGCATTACGGTTTGCAAGCCCTTCAGCACTTGTGAAGCCATCTATATTTCTTCCTTCGAAGCGACCAATACCTTCAAGCTCCTTCTTACCAAGCAAAGAATCAATTTTCTCTATCCCTCGCTCACCAGTAATTAACGCATTGTTGTAATTATTGTTGCCATCAAGCCATCTCTTAGCCTGAGACATTCTGGCTGACGTTGCAGCTTTACCGGTTAGCGGATCAATTCCCGTCGCTGCTATCTGTGAGTTAAGAGACAAAACATCCATATCCTGAAGTTGTCCTGCTCTTTCAAGGGCCGCCTGTGACTGCTTAAACACATACTTGTCGTGATTCAGTCTTGCCATTTGAGCCTTATAGGAAAGATCCTGACCCCTAATAGTCCTCGCATTCGTCATGTCATTATTGCGGATTGTTTCGTTAATTCTTTGCTGATCCTGCTGGCGACCAACCATCTTGTCCTGAACATTGAAGTAATCAATCGGACCAAGAGCAGCCATCCCAAGGTGATCAACAAACTCACCAAATCCTGAAGGATTCTGCTGATACATCTGAGCAACGCTGTTAGGGTCAACACCGACGCGAGTCAGTTCCTTGGCGTTGTTTTGCAGCCATGATTGCATTGCTTCTGGAGACGATGACGCAAGGCGTGCGCCAGCCGCTAAGGTGCCGATAGAATTACGCTGCTCTTCATCAATGAATCCCATGCCTTTACGAACGGATTCAATCTGGTCTGGATATTGAGTAGCCAACTGACGCAAAGCACCGCGATCACCAGACGCATAAGCATTAGCGTATGCCTGCTGAAATTCTTTCTGCCGCTGAGCCTGCTTTTCCTGCTGAAACACCCCCGCAATACCTGAAAGGCCTTGCAAAGCAGTCAGCCCAACATTGTTAGCGCCTGAACGCTCAATATCATTGTTCTGCCTGATAAGCTGAAGCGTATTGCCGATGTCATTTACGCTCGGAGCGTTTGAGTTGACACCACCGATACCAGCCAACAATCCGCCATTTGTTCCTTGCCAAGTAGCCATGATTACCCCTTAAAACAACGAACCAAGCAATCCGATACCAGCACCAATGCCAGCGCCCCAAGGTGTTGATGTTCCCAAAAGGCTGGCAAGACCTGCACCGGCAATCGCACCAGACGTGCCACCGCTAATTGCAGTCTGAAGACTTGATGGTTTATTGGCATTAGCAGCGGCAAGTGCTGCACTTTGCTGTGCAATGCTGCTCATGTTGTTGGCGTATGTCTGCCCAGCGTTTGCCTGACCTTGCAGAGCACCAAGCCCAACGTTTGCCAGATTGTTGTAATTGCTCATCTGGTTTGATAACCACGACTGACCGAGAGTCGGAGCAATCGTAGCCAGTTGATTGCTTGTAGCTGTCGAACCAAGTCCGCCAGTCGCCTCCGCAGCAGCAAGACTCTGGTAACGAGCCTGACCTGCAAGGTCTTTATACTGCTGAGAATTGTAATACTGATTAAGTGCCTGCCCCTGACCTTCTAAACTGGAAAGATTCTGAAGCTGGTTAACATACTGCTCTGCAAGAGGCGTGAACGGAGCAAGATTTTTCATGATCGTCTGCCACTGCTGATTTTGCAGGTCTGCGGCATACTTCTGAGCTTCTGCTGCATACTTTGCGCTTTTATCAGAGCTACCACCTTTCCCGCCTTTTTCAGGGCACCAAGGTTCCTCGCCGCGCAGTTTTCTGCCCAGCTTAAATGCATATAACATGGCTATCTCCCGTGATTCAGGAAGTCGATTAGTTCTTCGCGTGTGGCGCTGTAAAACGTCACGTCATCCACGCCTTTAAAGTATTTCTTGATGGTTCCGACACGCTTAAGGCCAATCATTGCGCAGTAAATCTGCCCGTGGCGGAATTTGCGTGCGGCGAACGATGTGACGCACTGAACGGTGGTGTTAGTCAGAATGTATCGCCAGAACGCCATCCCGATTTCCTTGCTGAATCCGCGAATCTCTGGCAGGTACATGGCGTGGCAATCAAAGGTCAGCGGCTGAATCTCCTGATAGTAAACAATGCCGCCGAACTGCCCGTGCACGTTCACCTCAAAGTAACGGCAATCAGGTTTGTAGTCGTATCCATCGCCGTTATTGCTCCCGGCGATAATGTCAGGGTGATTTCCGACTGCTTCGATCAGGTCGATGTTTCGCGTTGGTTTGAACTGAATCATCACTGCTCCGCGATTATCTTGATGGTTGTGGCAGTAAACGCCGCACCATTTGACTGGATGGTTAACGTACTGCCATTTGCGGCAAGAAAGCCATCTTTATCCACGCTGAAGAACGTAGCTAACAGGATGTTGTCGGTTGTTGTCGCAGCATTACGACTGCTGACCAACGTGTCAGGAACAGAGCCAGAGAATGTTAGTTGCATTGACCTGTTGGCGGTTCCGCTGGGCCACGTCCCGACGATCGACAGCTTGAAGAACAAGGTTTTGTTCTCGTTGAACACAACCATCTTGTTGTTAACGGTGTCGAAGAATGGTGCCAACGTGCCGGATGACGGTGTGAGCGTTTTCAGCAGGCTAACAAGGTTGGTCGGCGCTGTCGGGATGGTTACAGATACGCCAGAGTAAACAACCTCTGACTTCTTGCGAGTAGTGGCATACTCCAGAGCATCGATGCGCGTTTCATGGCCTGAAACCTGCGACTCCAGCGACTGAACTCTGGTATCAAGAGACGCAATATCGCTTTCATTCTGAGCGATTCGCGTTTCATGTTCCTGAATAGTTGATTCTGCCTGGCTGATTCGCTCCTCATGATTAACAAGCGTTGCTTCCGCAGCAGAAATTCGCTGCTCATGGTCAGCGAGAATCACATCCTGCTCATCGTTCCTGACCTGTGCATCATAAGCGCCCTGTCCGGCCTCGTTGGCCTTGTTAGCCACGTTACCAACATCAGTACCCTGTGCGATAACGTAAAGCAGATACGACTGCGAGAAGATATTGCGTGGAAGGACTGATGTGTCGAGCCGTGTAGCCTGAATGATTACCGGCACATTGAGATTCGAATCCGCCATTACTCAATCCTTATCTGGCAACCTGACAGGGTGACAGGTGACTGCGTGATAACACGCAATTTGAAGCCGACATTTTTCCTGATGCGTCCTACTCGCTTCCACAAAACGCGTTTGTCGTAAACGAACGGTTCATTCTGCTCAATCATCTGCTCACGCCCGTAATTGATGCCGTCAGTGGTTGCAGAGAGGAACAGGCGGTCAGCGTACTGCGCAACGCCAGTTGAAGATTCAACCTCAAGGTCGAACACCCGGGCGTTATCCGCTTTGAACAACGGAGTAAACAGCAGGTGTTCCTGCTGCTTGTCGTACTGGCTGCTGATATCGAACTGCAATTTCCCGGTCACGGATTCCAGCTTATCGCCGCACGTTATCTGATTGCCTTCGTAAATGAAGTCGATAGCGCGGTACACATCGTCATACAAGCCAGTTTTCAACACACACCATTGCGGACCATTGGCGCTTGAAGATGCGTCGTACACCAGAACATGGCGCGGAAGATGGATAATCAGCAGTTCATGAACATCAAATCGCAGCGATTCCATTACACCATCAGCCAGTTCATCAGCAGTGTAGGAGCGGAGGGTTTTCTCAATGCTCGCGCTGGCGATTGGTGACGCCTGACCGGAACCGATGATGTACACAGACGGCGCACCTGTTGCCGGATTGCTGATAAACGCATAGGAATCAGCAAACGGCGTTTTGCAGTAAGTACCGGCAATTCCTTTCTGCACCATCAGTGATGGCTGTGCGACATACAAAGCTGCACCAACGGTGGTTGCACCAGTCAGGGAGAAATATTCAATCGTCGATGAACCAAAGCAGACGATGAAGTCTCGCCATGTTCCGATGCCGATGATGCCGTCAGGCTGAGACTCGGCACGATATTGTGCGCTGTAACGGTCAGGATGCGATTCGTCTTCAAGGTCAGTGATAAACCATGAATCGGTGCCGTCTTTTGACCACGCATAACGGCCACGTAAGCGTGTAATGTCACGAACTGAACCTAACTCGTACTGTGTGAATCCGCTGTCTGTAGGCCAGTTTGAGACGGTTTTAACCGTGCCATCATAACGATACTCGACCAGTTGACCATTAACGCCTACCGCCTGTGATGTTCGACCATGCGCCATTGATACGCGACCACTTCCGGCAACATCACCAACCTCGCTTTCTCCTTTGTACAGTTTGCCACCACACACGCGATAAACAGCACTCTGCGCAATGTTGTACTCGACGCCGCGAGATACACCGTTCACATCAGAACGTTTGGCAATGCCCGGGAATGAGCGAAGATATCCGCTGCCGTTCAGGATTTCTTTGGGTGTAGCCAGCATATTCACTGGCAGATAGTCGATATAGTCGGCGTTTCGAAAGTCTTTGCCGACACCTTTCATAAGCGGAAGTTGCTGAATCGGCATTATTCGCTCCTGTTATCGCAAGGTTCCTTTCGGTGGAAGTAATTCCAACCGTTCCACTTCGCCAACTGGTTACCGCTACCAACAGGCATACGGTTTGGATAACCGGACTTACATTTTGCGGCTTTTGCTCTGTCCATTGCAGACAGTTTGACGAGTCGCTCTTTCCCGTATCTGGCAGTGGTTATAAGTTTTGCAGACGCTTCCAGCGCATAATCCGGAGCAATGCGGCAGGCAAGGTTGAAAATGACGGCATTTATAGCGTTATTTGATAAGCCGTGCTCATCGCCCGGATCCGGAGCAACATCTGCATCAGCAAAAATGTAGCCAACGTTGATACCAGGTGACGCATCACCGCCAAGCCATTCAGCCATCATCATTTCAAGGTCGTTGACGCCGTCTTCCATAGACTGCGGTTCGACATCGGTTAACGTGGCATTTGATGCCACACCGAGCTTACGTAATGCCGCAAGAACTAAATCACCCTTCGTTGTCAGGTTCATCTGCTGCCGCCTTAGGTTTTCGACCAGGCTTTTTACGCTGTTTTTCTTCTGGCTCTGGCTCTGACTCTGACTCTGACTCTGACTCTGCAACATCCTTCAGAAGGTCATCGGGATGTGCAAACCAGCCAGCATCCAGATATTCCTGAAGCTCTTCGGCTTTCACGATTTCAAAGTCGTATCCAACGCCTTTCCACTTCTTCATGTCTCCATGACGAAAGATCATGTGTGTCATGCTTGTCTCCAGATAAAAAAAGGGAGCCGAAGCTCCCTCTGGTTATCACGCGGTCTGGTTAGGCAGACCAACACCAATTGCCTCTGGTCGTACAGCACATGCTGAATACCACACAGCAATACGGCACTTACCAGACAGAGTGTTGATATCACCCTGCGTTGCGAAGATGCCGTTAACACCAATACCAGGAATGCTGAAGGAAGACGTTTTCATGCCAGCAAACAGTTCATGGGTTACCGGGATCGGCTGAGACAGCAGGCGGATTGAGTCATCAGCCCAGAACACGTTAGCGGTGGTTGTTGCCACGTTCAGAACGTTTACCGGAGTGGTATCAGCAAGAGAGGTGTTTACGTTAGCGTAAGCCTTCTCTTCTTTTGTCAGTGACGCGTCATCCAGTGCAATCGGCTTCGGCGTGATTTCGATGTGAGTACCATCGATCACACGGGTGATTGAGAAAGTCGCATCATCAGTTAGCACGTTCTTCGCCATCTGAGACAGGAATTTCACACCAGTGAAACTGATTTTGTCGCCGCGCTTAAATCCGGTGGTGGAGGATACGGTCACCGTTGCAACACGGTTGTCGACGTTCTCTTTGTTACCATCGGTATCAAGGGTGTATGCCTGCGGCTTAAACTTCTGCGCACCAGAAACAGTTACCCCAGTAGCGGTTGACTTGGTAACTGCCGGAAGTTTCGGTGAGCGAAGAATTTCATCAAAGCCAGCAATCTGACGCTGAATAGTACCGTTGCGATACGCTTCTTCAGGAACGCGACCGAAGATGTCACCATCTACCAGGTTGCGGCCTGCTTTGCGGTAATCGTCAGGGTTCAGGAAGTAACTGATGCCCATGTCGCGATTTAGCTCACGGGAGAACATCAGGCGCTCTGCATCAGACACAAAATCCCATCCAGACAGACCAGTAGATGGACCAATTGCGCGGGTATCGTGAACAACAAGTGAGCCCATTTCAGTTGCCTGTTTGGCAATTGCTGACTCAATGTTATTCGCCAGTTTTTTAGCGGATGCCTGGATGCGGCGACGGTAAGAACGCTCATCACGCAGGTCATCTGCACGAAGCTCGAAGAAATCGTTATCCGGATCGCCCATGTTGCATTTCACGGACAGTTCCAGAATACCGGTAGCGTTGCCAGTTAAATCCCAGCCAGTCTGAGTTGGCGCTTCCTGCTCAACAGGCATCCACACGGTGTTGCTTGAACGTTGCATGGATTCTGCCGGAGGGGTGTATTTTGTCACTTTAGACGCCATTGGCGTCAGGTTCTGGACGGTTTCGATTATTTCATCCAGAGCATACGTGACCAGTTGACCTTCATTTAATGCCATTATCGAATTCCTTTATTCAGTTGCGCCTTGAGCTTGCGGTATGTCTCTACATCCCCTTTGTTTGCTGCCGCTTCCATCTGCTTTTCAATCGCAGAGATATTTGCAGCAACAGCGTGTCCCTGAATGGGTTCATCAGGTAACGGGGCTTCTGAAACAGGCTTGGCTCGAGGCTTGAGAGTTAAACGTTCTGACAGTCGAGTGAGTTCAATCAGCGCGGATTGCCCGTCCATCGCCAGCAACTGGCGTGTTTTCTCAGGATTAGCACCAAGGTGATACATGAGAGCAGCGGATTTCTCCGGGAAGAGGCGCATGATGTCGGCACCGACTGCTGGCGGCACCAGTTGCATGAATGCATCCTCTTTCTCCTGATAGTCAGAGATATTGAGCTTTTCCGCTGCGTCGTAGTGCTTACGGGCTGCCTCGACGTATTGCGCTGATTGCTGGGTGAACTCCTGAGTTTTGCGGCCCTGCTCGGCTACAGCCTGGCTTCGTGCGTCCATAGCCTTGATCTGCCATTCACTGTTTGCCTGCTGGAAGGCAGCCAGTGCGCGGCTCTGGTCATAGTCGTACTTAGCCAGCGCATCTTCGGAAAGATAATCGTTAGGGTCTGGTTGTTTTGGTAACTCAGGGTTCACCCGCAGGTGCTCCGGCAACTCTCCACGCTTAACCGCTTCCATCTGTTGCTCAAGCTCACGCTGGCGTTTGCGTTCGATGCGGCGACGGGCAAATTCAGCATTAGTTGCCGGGTCTTGTTTTGGTTTCTCATCGTCTTTCAGGACAATCTCGAAGCCTTCTTCCTGACCTGCGTTGTCGTTGGCATTATCGACAACTAAGCCATCAGCAGATGCCGCTGCATGATTGCCTGGCAGGGTTAATTCTTCAGAAGCCTGAATGTCGGTGGTTTGGTCCATGATTAACTCTCTCTTATTGAGGTGTCTCGGCTACTCCGCCGGAGGGGATTTGAACTTGACGCATAAGATTCGCGAAATCCATGCGTTGTGAATGAGTCTGGTCTGCATCTTTAAGAAGCAGCTCAGCGTTAGCACGAGCATCTTTGCTGCGCTGTTGCTGGAATTGACCTACGAGCTTGAGGTACTCACGCAGTTCTGACTGCTTGTCGAGGTCCATATTGTTGAAGATTTCTGCAATCTTCGCGGCGTTGAGTTGGTTTTGGGCTTCAACCTTGGCGGCTTCAACCTGAATCTGCGCCTGTTGGTTCTCTGCCTTGAGCAATTCAGCCTGACCTTGCAGAAGGATACCCTGCGCCTGAATTTGCTCTGCTGATGGCTGCTGCGGCTGTTGTTGTGCCTGCTGTACCATCTCCATCTCTTCAGGTGTTTCTGGTTTCTTCAGCCCCATCATCACCAGTTGCTTGTTCGCGTACTCTCGCATCATCTCGACGCCTTTACCGTCAAGCAGCGTGAAGTATTGCAGCATCAGCATCTGGAACTCTGGAGTACCTTGCGGAACCTTGGTGAGTAACTCCTGAATCTCTGCGCGGTTCTGTTCCTTCATGCTCTGGAAGGATGGCCCAACGTCCGTATAGCACTCATAGCGACCACGAATGTCGTTGAGTGTGACCACATTGCCGGACTGGTAATCGACAACTTGCGCATAGAGTTGAACGTCTTTTTCGCTTCCATCTTCAAGTGTCAGCGTTACATGACGAGGAACGTCATAAATATCGTTGACCATTGAGGCATAAATCTCGCCATCACGTCGCATTGCGGTAGCCAGGTTATCCTGAAACACGTATGTCTCAAGGTCTGCCCGCATGTTCAGTTGATTGACGGTATCGAAAGCGACCTGAGAGTTTGCTGCCTGCGCATCCACGCCAAGACTAGCCACCTCTTTCACTGCGTTGGTGGCTGCCTCAAGCATGTAAGCGTTGGCTTGCGGCACTTCAGGGTTTTCCATGTAGGAGATTGGACCAATCGGCAGGTCGTTACCGTTTTCATCGGTCCTATTCTGCAGATAGTACGGATAGTCATCATTTCCACCGTACATGTATTCGTAGCCTTCGATTTGCTCAGGGAAGAAGGTCGGTTTCTTCTTCGGTGAACGAGCAACAATATCGGCGTTGAATGACATGATCATGTTACGAAGGCGTTGACCGTCTTTCGTCAGCCTTACCACTCCTTCGTAGCACTCCTTGTCACCAGCGAATGACCATTCGCCATACACTGGAACGATTGGAATATGCTCTCCGGCTATCTTCTCGCGGTCTTTCAGTATCTGCGTGCAGGTGATGATCGACTTATACACACGCCGACGCTTCACCTTGCGCTCTGCTACCTTAATGAATCCACGATTAGCCAGGTCGTCGATGACGTCTTTGATATCCTGCTGGTAATAGCTGACCGGCTCACCTGTCAGCGGGTCGCGGTAGATGAAGACCTTCTCTTTCTTCTCTTCTACCTCGTAATACTCAGCGACGTAGACGACATCATTCGATACCCACGGAAACAGCCATGTATCGTTTGGATTCTGGAAAGATGGCAGCGTGTCAGGATCAATACCGTAATCCTCTGCGAACTCTTTCCATCCATTGCGCGACAAGGCGTTAATCACCGTGCAGTGCTTAGCGTCGCTCTTATCCATCTGCTTGCTGTTGGCGTCCCATATGACGTGTGAGCAGGCTTCATGGATTGGCAGGCGTCGGATTACCTGATTGTTGCTTGTTGGATCGTTGTCTTCGTACTGCGTGACCAGACGCCATGCACCAACGCCGGACTCTATCTGCTCACGAACGCCAACGTTAACGGCAATTTTTGCCGTGTTATGGCGCATATCAGTACGATACATCCCCATCAACACATCGGCTGCATCAGGATTAGCACCGTCTTTTGGTCGGAAGAGAACGTCGATAGGGTTCCGGCGCATCTCTGCGACCAACTTCCTGACCACCGGGCGGACAACATCGAATTGTCCGCGATATTGCAGGGTGGTGTAGTTTGATAGCCAGTCATCCCATTGCGACACTCGGCTAAAATACAGGTCATTTGTCGCCTCGGTTCTGGCTTCATCGCTCGCCATCCAGTCTGCGTCAAACTTACACAGAATGGAATTGAGTCTGTTTTCGTCGGCCATTTAAGTTCTCCGTGCGATGGGCCTGATTGGGGCTGGTATCTTTTTCTCTTTTGGCTTTTTGATGTCGCGCATCATTTTTGCGAAGCGGCGCATCATGTATGCATAGCGAACGGCGGATAGCACGTCGTCGTTAAGCTTGACGATTTTCCCGTTTTCATCACGGTGATAGAGGCGGAACTCCTCAAAGAATGGCTCACAGGTGTTGAATACTTTGAAGCGACCGTCGAGCATCATGTCTCGCAATTCAGTGATGCCAGGCTCAACAGCGTTACCGCCATCAGGCCATGTCGCATGCTCCTGCAACATCATAAAACCAGCATCTGCATACTGCCCTTTGAGCTGCTCACCGCCGCCCTTCTCGTGCTGGTTTCCGTCATGAGGCCATGCTGTTGGCACTTTATGCGCCCATGATTTAACAGCTCCCCATGCCTGAACGGCTGTTTTTTCTTTCGCCTTCCACACGCGTGAAACGTAGATTGTGTCTGCGTCCTTATCCCACCAAAGCTGAACCTGCGCCTGCGGGTGATCCCATCCGAAATCCATCCCGCCAATTACGTAGAAGTGATCAGGACACTCGAACGGCTGACACTTAATCGTCTCTTCCGGTATCTGGAAGATTCGCCCGCTACCCATCGTAGGAATACCGCGAGCACGCGCCTCTCTCTCATGCTCGGGATAGGATGCGATGATTTGCTCTTTCTGTTCGTCTGTGTAGTGCTCAGCGTCATAGATGGTCATGTTGACCACTTTCTGCGACTTGCTGGGATTCTTCAGGAACTTGGTAACAACGTCAGACATCCCCATCAGCGGGGTAAACGTCAGAATTGAGAATTGCCCGTATTTGTTGGTACGGGTAAGCCCTTCGCCATAAATGCTGTATGGTGGCTCTTCGTCAAACCACACGCCGTGGATTGTGTCACCCTGCCAGCGAGCGCGGCCTTGCGAGTATGGTTTGAAGTAGCAGATTGAAATGCCATCTTCAACGCCATCAGCCGTGTGATGCTTAACCAGAAGATGATCAACAAGGTTCGGAAAGAAAGGAGACTTCTTCCAGCTAATGATGTCCTCTTTCGGTATGGAACCGTAGCCCGGCTCATCATTCTCTTCAATACGACCGCACAGGATGCGTTGAGTCGTTTTGGTTACCGTCTCGTTTGTCTCGCCGCCAATCCAGAAGACAACAGGCTCATAGAAACGCTTCCCCTTCCACTCACCGCCATATTTACCATCAGCAGGATAGCCTTTTGTGCCCGGATAACGCCCTGTAAGGTGAAACGCGACTTCAGCAGCACCAGTAAATGACTTACCAAGCTGGTTACCAGCCATAAAACATCGCTCTGGATAGTCATGCCCGGCGTCGATGAACTCACGCTGTTTGCTGTATGGCGTAAATTCATATAGCAGGTGTGTGTTCCGGTAGTTCTCTTCTTCTTCGAGTAGCTCGAGCAATTCGATTTGCTCTTCATCGCTCAGGTTATCAAGAATCGCGTCCAGTTCCACGGTTGAATAGCTCCTTGATACGAGAGCGCCGCTTATCGCGATCTCCCTTATCAGGTGTCACGTCTTCAACTTGCGACTGCTCTTTGAGGCCCAAATCACGGGCGATAATGTTAGCGTTGAGAAGGTCAGCGGCTGCGCCAGAGAATTTCTGGTCGTAGATGACCTGCTCTGCTCGCGTAACGACTTCAGATAAATCTTCTCTCAGGCGATATGTGCGCCATGTTTCAAGCGTCACATCAATGAACAGAGTGAGACCTGTAATAGTCATCGCTCGCATCTTGGCGATAGGCTCTTGTATCACTTCACCCTGATACGAGAACGCCTTCATCTCCCATAGCGGGTTAGCTTCTACCCACTCGAAGTATTCACAACAAGCAGCCCACAGCGCCTCAGGCGATTCGAATTTAGGGTTTCGCCCATGACTACTGCGGGCCTCCCAAAATCGGTTGCCCTTTGGTGCTGCCATATTTATCTCACTTAGTTGTTATTTCAGGTTGAGCATCATGCTCCGGTAGTGAACAGGTCTAACGCTTCCTTCGATTTACGCACCGCTTCGATAGTGCGGGTCGTGATATCTGAATTAGCGCCGCCTGACTGGAAGTGAATTTTGAATAGCTCAAGCTTCAGTTCGTCAGTGCCAATAAACTGAAATGCTTCCTCTGCGGCTGCGTTCTGGTTCATGACCAGTTTGTAAATCTCTAACTGGAATTTCTGTTCTTCAGTCATGGGAATAATCTCTGCCATTGTTGGCTCCGTTTATCCGTTAAAAGGGATATCAGTTAAGTTATCCCGTGTAGGGTATAAGCCATTGTCGAGACCACTCATTGAATGGCCTCTGCAATAACCGATGTCTTTCCATCAGTCCGCCACCACAAAGAATCTTTTTTGCCATAAGGCAGGAGGTTCATCTTTCAGTGGCTGCCAGTGTTATTTCCCCACTTACTGGCTTGGGTTGTATCGCTGTACTGCCGTTAATTAGTGACCAGAAATTAACTCCGGTTTCATTATCAAGCCAACCCGTAGATAGGCTTTGTAATGCCTACATGGTTAAATGATTTGCCAGTCTTCAGCCATCAGGTCGCCAATGGATGGAACCCATGTAGCAAGGAGGTTCTGTGAGTTTTTCAATACAAGCGTGTCATTGAAAGTTGGCTCGCCAACATATTCGCCAAAGCCATAACCCAACGCAGACGCTAATTTTTCCCCTTTCACGAGATAAACAAACTGGTCTTTCCCATTCCATCCTGCCCGCTGCAAACTTTTGCCCTGTTTTAACGCTTCCATGGCAAGGCCGAAACTTAGTCCTGATACCGGACGATAAGCCTTTTCGAATACTTCTTTTGGACTCCAGCTAACGTAGCCATCAAAGCGATCGGTGTTAGGTTTTCCGCCATCCAGATATTCAACCAGATAGCCTTCGTCCTCGCCGTTTTCTCCGACAGGAAGCTGCCAGCCACGAAAATCGTTATATGCCTGTCTCGTCATCGGAAAGGCGTTAATCAGTTTTACGCCAATATGCTGGGTCATAAAATTACCTATGGAGTTGGGAATAAAAAACCCCGCGAATGCGAGGCTAAATCCTGGTGTTTGTAATGACTGGCTCTTATCTCAACGCAGCCCCTTACCGCGCGCCAGATGCTCAACTTCAAGCATCAGCAATGAGATGTTTAATCTGGATTTACTCCAGAAGTGATCACCACCCTGTCTACAGAGCCAGATGTGAAGGATGATGAGTAAAATTATCGCTATCATCGAAGGCATTGCGTCCTGATGTACTCCTGCAGGTAGTTAACCTGCGCGGTTATCCTGTCGATTCCGCTTCGGAGACGGTAATAATTGAGTTCAGCATCTGCTGTAAGTCTTGGGCTTTCTCCATCGCCCATGCTGCTGGCTCCGGTCGTTGACTTTGCACAGGTGGCGGCGACTTGCAGGCGCTTACGACCAGCAGAAACATCAGCACGGAGACTTTCGATAGTCGCGTTAGCATCAGCAAGCTCCTTTGTGTATCTGGCGTCAAGTTCTGCTACATCACGTTGACGCTTCTGCATGTCAGCGATTGTGGATGCGGCCTTATCGCGCTGCTCTTTGTAGGTGATGGCGTTATCACGGTAATGATTAACAGCCCATAACAGGCAGACGATGATGCAGATAATCAGAGCGGAGATAATCGCGGTTACTCTGCTCATACCTCAATCTCTCTGACCGTTCCGCCTGCTTCTTTGAATTTTGCAATCAGGCTGTCAGCCTTATGCTCGAACTGACCATAACCAGCGCCCGGCAGTGAAGCCCAGATATTGCTGCAACGATCGATAGCCTGACAGATATCACCGCGATCAATCATCGGTAAAGCGCCACGCTCTTTAATCTGTTGCAGTGCCACAGCGTCCTGGCTTTTCGGAGAGAAGTCTTTCAGGCCAAGCTGCTTACGATAGGCATCCCACCAACGGGAAAGAAGCTGGTAGCGTCCGGCGGCTGTTGATTTGAGTTTGGGGTTTAGCGTGACAAGTTTGCGAGGGTGATCGGAGTAATCAGTGAATAGCTCTCCGCCAACAATGACGTCATAACCATGATTTCTGGTTTTCTGACGTCCGTTATCAGTTCCCTCTGACCACGCCAGCATATCGAGGAACGCCTTACGTTGATTATTGATTTCCACCATCTTCTACTCCGGCTTTTTTAGCAGCGAAGCGTTTGATAAGCGAACCTATCGAGTCAGTACCGATGTAGCCGATGAACACGCTCGTTATATAAGCGAGATTGCTACTTAGTCCGGCGAAGTCGAGAAGGTCACGAATGAACCAGGCGATAATGGCGCACATCGTTGCGTCGATTACTGTTTTTGTAAACGCACCGCCATTATATCTGCCGCGAAGGTACGCCATTGCAAACGCAAGGATTGCCCCGATGCCTTGTTCCTTTGCCGCGAGAATGGCGGCTAACAGGTCATGTTTTTCTGGCATCTTCATGTCTTACCCCCAATAAGGGGATTTGCTCTATTTAATTAGGAATAAGGTCGGTTACTGATAGAACAAATCCAGGCTACTGTGTTTAGTAATCAGATTTGTTCGTGACCGATATGCACGGGCAAAACGGCAGGAGGTTGTTAGCGCAACCTCTTGCCACCCGCTTTCACGAAGGTCATGTGTAGAAGGCCGCAGCGTAACTATCACTGATGAATTCAGGATAGCCAGTGGCTACGGCTCAGTTTGGGTCGTGCTGTTGCTGGGCGGCGATGACGCCTGTACGCATTTGGTGATCCGGTTCTGCTTCCGGTACTCGCTTAATTCAGCACAACGGAAAGAGCACTCAATGCATTTAAGCCAAGCCCCATAAGGGAGAATGCTCTTACCTGTTGCACAGATATAAAAAATCCCGAAACCGTTATGCAGGCTCTAACTATTACCTGCGAACTGTTTCGGGATTGCATTTTGCAGACCTCTCAGCCTGCGATGGTTGGAGTTCCAGACGATACGTCGAAGTGACCAACTAGGCGGAATCGGTAGTAAGCGCCGCCTCTTTTCATCTCACTACCACAACGAGCGAATTAACCCATCGTTAGGTCAAATTTACCCAGCTTTATTCAAAAAGTCAATATTATGCCGTTAATATGTTGCCATCCGTGGCAATCATGCTGTTAACGTGTGACCGCATTCAAAATGTTGTCTGCGATTGACTCTTCCTTGTGGCATTGCACCACCAGAGCGTCATACAGTGGCTTAACAGTGCGTGACCAGGTGGGTTGGGTAAGGTTTGGGATTAGCATCGTTACAGCGCGATATGCGGCACTTGCTGGCATCCTTGAATAGCCGACTCCTTTGCATCTTCCGCACTCTTTCTCGACAACTCTCCCCCACTGCTCTGTTTTTGCTATATCAACCGCACGGCCTGTACCGTGGCAATCTCTGCATCTTGCCCCCGGCGTCGCGGCACTACGGCAATAATCCGCATAAGCGAATGTTGCGAGCACTTGCAGTACCTTTGCCTTAGTATTTCCTTCGAGCTTTGCCACACCACGGTATTTCCCCGATACCTTGTGTGCAAATTGCATCAGATAGTTGATAGCCTTTTGTTTGTCGTTCTGGCTGAGTTCATGCTTACCGCAGAATGCAGCCATTCCGAATCCGGCTTGTGATTGCGCCATCCCCATAGCAGCCATCACATCAGTACCGGAAAGAGAGTCAGAAGCCGTAGTCCGTGGTGTGTCGCTCATCATCGGGCTTTTTGGCGAATGAAATTTAGCTACGCTTTCGAGTCTCATGCGCCTTCTCCCTGTACCTGAATCAATGTGAGATTTCCGCAGAACACTGCTCCGGTATCGATATACATCTGGTTGGCAAATTTGAGTGGTTTCACTGCTGGCGTATGACCAAAGATGAACGTGTCCGCGCCTTTAATTTCTTTCACGATCCCGTCTTGTGAGTTGCTGATTCGTTCGCGGTTCCAGATTACCTGCTGATGATCAACTGGCTTTCCGAACTCGTATTCATCACAGGGATAATCGGCGTGGCAGATGACGTATTTTTTATCTTTGCTCACCAGTTCGATGATTAACGGAAGTTCATCTGCTTTATGGGCAAGAGCTTTAGCCAGAATTTCTTTGTCGTAATCGAGATTAAAGAACCAGCCACCGCCATTAAGCAGCCAGTGATTGACGTTTCCGCGCTCTGATAAGCCATCAATCATCATTTGCTCATGGTTTCCACGTACAGCTCTGAACCAGGGGAATGTGATTAATTCCAGGCATTCAACGTTCTCTGCACCACGATCAACCAAATCGCCAACCGAGATAAGCAGGTCTTTTTTGGTGTCGAATCCTATCGTCTCCAGTTTTTTCATCAGGTTCGTGTAGCATCCGTGCAGATCGCCAACTACCCAAATATTTCGGTATTTGCTGCCATCAATTTTTTCGTAATAGCGCATCTCTTTCACTCCATCCGCGATGAACCATAAGAACGTCGTTGACGATGGCGTGCATTTTCCCGTCTTTATCATCAACGTATTTTCTGACCGTACCGCGACTACATTTCAGTCTGCGTGCCTCTTCTGTCTGGTTTCCGTATGCTTCAACGAGCATGTCTGGAATGGTTTTTACTGAGAACGTCGTGCGGCCTCACTTCTGCTATTTCGCAGGTCTTTGAGTTTCTGTTGGTACTCTGCCTTGATCGCCTTGCACTCTTCGACAGTCCAGCGATGGCGGCTATGGTTTGATTCGATTTCGTCTACTGCTTCCTGCCCGATGCGGTTAATCAGTTCGACGCGATACGGAACGAGATTTCCGCTTTTGTGCTGGTTGCACACCACGCATTGCTTGTGAATATTGCGTTCATCAAATCGGAGTTGAGGTGCCGCAGCAGTTGTCCGGTAATGTCCGGCATCCCACTGAGCAGACGTGAGCGTTCCGCACGAGATACATGGTAAGTCGCGGTCTCTTTCTCTGATGAAGGCGTTTACGGCTTGTTGGGCTTGTTTAATCCAGTAACTGCGGGGCTTTAAGGCGAGTTTTCGAATCTTAAGTTTATCTTTCTGTTTCTGCTCCTCTCGTCGTCGTTTCTTCTCTGCTGCTTTTTCCGCTTTTTCGCGTTCTTTGCTTCGTCGTTCGAGTGCTATCTTGGTTCCACACTCTGGAGAGCACCACCACTGATTAGCGAATGCAGGGTGAAACCATTCCCGACATTCTTCGTTTTTACATCGTCTTCGCGCTGGTTTAGCCATCGTCTTCTTCCTCGTACATTGAGCTATTCGGATCGCTCATCAGTTCTGCGCAGCAGTGCTCACACACGTGAACTTCCAGCACATGCAGCTTCTGACCGCAGTTAGCGCACGTTAAAGCTCGCTCGACGCTTTCTTTCTGGTATTGAATGGATTGGGATGGGCTAAGCATTATTGGCGTCCTGCATCATGAGAAAGACAATCATGGCGGCACGGAGTGGATTGTCATATGCGACACCAACATTCGGTCCGGCATCATCAAACAAGTCCCTTGCGTTGTCTGTAGCGCACGGCATTGCGGGATTGTCTAAAATTATGCTGATGTTGTTTTCAGTGATAATCGGCCATGCGTCTGCTGGGTTTGCACATGGGTTAAAGGATCCGCGCTCAACTTCTACTTCAACTGCGTCTCCGTTTACAATGTCTCCCTCAAATGAGATAAACACCATCGCGCCATTCTCACCTTCTTTGTAATCCGGTGATCCGTTATGAATGGCTTCGAATACTGCCACGTTAATTTCAAAATCACTTAACTGTGAATAATCCATTGTCATTTCCTCGCACGATGTCTTAGCCACCGGATATCCCACAGGTGAGCCGTGTAGTTGAAGGTTTTTACGTCAGATTCTTTTGGGATTGGCTTGCGTTTATTTCTGGAGCGCTTCGTTGGAAGGTATTTGCAGTTTTCGCAGATTATGTCGGTGATACTTCGTCGCTGTCGCCTCATGCCGCCCTCCTGACGCCCTGCCCGATCGCCATCAATGCCGCTTTGGATACGGTAGTAAACATCCGTCGAGGACTGATGAACGGTCGCCAAATCAGCGGCATGGAACCTTTGCTGTTTCCCTTCTTCTCCAGCCCTGTCGATGGTTCGATAAAATTAATCCGTCCATCAGTGATAATGCGAACTTCGTCGACACTCTCCAGAGCCTTGCTGAACCATCCGACTGACATATCCTCTGGCACAAGCATAACTACCGTCTGTCGCTGTTGTATGCACTGCTCAGCGGCTTTTTCCACCCACGGCCTGATATTGCTGTACGGTGGGTTATTCCAGATTGCACCGTGGCTTACCCACTCAGAATTGAGCGCGTCGTCGGCCTCAGTTAGCCAGTGAGCACACAGAGCATTTTTGTCGCTCGCTGCCGAATCCAGCCAGAATCCAAACTCAATATCCAGTGCATCAAAAAGCCAGAGCGGCGTTTGCCAGCAGTCCTTGTCGTGTGCTGGCGTATTTGATTTGATAGTCATGCAGCCCGATCTCCCCATCGCGCTTTCCATTCGAGAGCCAGTCGCGCTTCGTCTGACCACTTAACGCCACGCTCTGTACCGAATGCCTGTATAAGCTCTAATAGCTCCGCAAATTCGCTTACACGCATCCTGCTGGTTGACTGGCCTATTACCACAAAGCCATTCCCGGCAAGGTTAGGAACAACATCCTGCTGCTTTAATGCTGCGGTAAACACACACTTCCAGCTTTCTGCATCCAGCCAGCGACCATGCCATTCAACCTGACGAGAGACGTCACCAAGGCAAGCCCAAAGCTTTCGATTCTGGTCTAAGCTGCGGTTGCGTTCCTGAATGGTTACTACGATTGGTTTGGTTGGGTCTGGAAGAATTTGCTGTACCGCGTGAATAGCGTTTTGCTGATGTGCTGGAGATCGAATTTCAAAGGTTAGTTTTTTCATGACTTCCCTCTCTAACAGATTTCAGGTTATTCCACTCCGTTACCGCACTGCGATAATTCGCGGCCGCCACAGCAGCGTGGTTAGCGCAGTAGATTTGGCACCCGTTCTCCATGTCGAATATTGTCGGTGATTTTCCGCATTTACATTTCTTGGCACGCGGTGCGTCTGAACACATTCCGTTAACGGTGTCCATCAGGATTCCCCTCGTTCTTAATCCAATAAGAAAGGGCTACTGTGTAAATAGCCCCTGTTATTAGCTCAGTGATGTAGATGGTCATTTAATACTCCGTCACGTTTTCCTGTCGCCACGCCTCGTCATATTCCGATTTCGGCATATTGGCGATGTAGCTATATGGCGATCCTGATTCAAGTTGCAGGAACTGGTGCGATTGCTCGTCAAGGAACAACGGGACGCCACCTTCCCAACCTTCGCCGTTACGTTGTTTTTCAAGCATCAAAACAGATGCCGGAGACGCCAGTACCTGTTCGTCCTTCTCTGACATCTTTTCACCACTCTGAACTCTCTGTAACGCTCTCTCGCGAGCCTTGTTACGCCAGATGATGAAAAGGTTGTCTGTCAGGTCTGTTATCGCTCCAGAGCCTTTTACGTCCATTTTCCCGGTTGGTTTTTCTTCGCTGTCTCCTTTTCGCGAGTGAGTAACGAGAATGACGTGGGAGTTTGTTTTGTTTTTGAAGTCGCAAATCGAGTCAACAAACGCCTTCTGCCCGTTATAGTCATCGTCGCCTATGCCACATTTCATCAGGCTGTCGATGATGAATAACTGGATCCCGTATCGGCGGCGAGCGTAGTCGAATATTTCGATCAGCCTGTCGGCTTTCGCCGTTCCGGTCAGGCCAAACACCCAAAGTCTTTCGTCATAAAATTTAAATGCAGAGTCAATTTCCAGCACTGGCGGCATCTTGCAGCACGTCGCCTGACGGGTAAGTCGCTTAAGGAGAATGCCTGGCTTCAGCTCAAGTGACGCGATGCACGTCTTCACACCCTGACGCATTGCCTCAAGTGCCATATGCCCGACAACCTCCGTTTTTCCGTGACCGTTCACACCATTGACCAGCGTCAACTCGGCCTCACGGAACTGGAATTTATCTGCCAGAGATTCCCACGGTGGATTAAACAGATACTGCTGCTTGCCGTAGAAAGCGTTGATAGTGTCCTGGTAAAACTCTCGCGCGCTGTAGAGTTCTTCAGGATCGAAGTAGGATGCCGTGCCGATGTACTGCCAGATTTCATCCTCGGTAACACCGTTCATCAGGCATTCGTTGATGTCTTTGTACGGCAGAGTAACAAGACGGCAACGATGTTCACCGAGTCGGCTTGCGATTTCCCTTGCGGCTTCACGACCAACATCATCAACGTCCATCGAGATGAATATTTCCTCAAACCTGTCGAGATTGTGATACTCAAACTCAATCCACTGCTGCTTAGCGCCTTTCCCGCCACCAAACGGCACGGATAACGCCGAGATGCCGTATTGCGCATAGCTCATACAATCAATTTCGCCTTCGCAAAGTACAACCGCCCTCACGCCAGCGTCCAGAGCCTGCCATCCGAACAGACAAGGTTCGCAATCACCTTCTGCCATAATGACTTTCTTCCCGTCCGGGCGCTCAGTGCTGATTCGCTTGACCTGCAACAACTCACCATCGCGTTTGTACGGAAGCACCAGAGCATCCAGTTCTCGCTCTCCATTCCACACCTTGCCGCTGACAACCTCGTAGCGCTTTACGACTTCTGGCGATATGCCACGCGATTGCAGGTACTCAAGATGGGATTCTGTTCTGGTAACGTAGCGGGCGATTTTCTTGCGATCAGGTCTGGAGAATTTCTTCTCACGTTTGGCATCGAAATGGTGATCGTCATCCTTGATACCGAGAAATGCTTTCGCTTCCTGCATAGCCTGATGCAGGTTAATTCCACGACATGCCATCCACAAATCAAGCATGTCACCGCCGTCTCCCTCAGCGAAATCAGCCCATTTTTTCTTGCCGCTAAGGTTGACCTTAAGGCTGTTTCCCTTGTCACCGTTGACGTTACCGGCAACCCACTCATGCCCATCTTTCTTGCCGTTTGGCAACAGGTGCGGAGCCACCCTGTCAACCTGCGCCCAAAGCAGGTCGCTAAGTTCACTTGGAGTCATTACGCTGACCTCAGATCGAGACGGTTAAACCAGAACTCAACGAATGCAGAACTAAGCCAGCCATGGTTATAGCCAGCGATAAGTAACGATTTGATTCTGGATTTCATGGTTCACCTGTCGAAAAACACGTAGCCAGTTTTCGATACGGTGATTGCGGATGATGGTTTGGATTGTGGTTGAATAGTTTCTGGCTTCTCGTCGTTCCAGCGTTGACCGTTCAGGTAGCTTGATGGTAACAACCTGTCGAATCCGAACTGCTTACCATTCCTGCATGCGATGTCTTCTGCCAGCATCGTGGCAAACTCGCTTGCCGTACCCCTGGTAGTTTTACGCCATTCCCTGAACTGTGTTCTGAATGCCGAAGCTGCGTTTTTCTTCCCGGCTTTCCGCATGCCTGCACACCAGAATATTTCCTCGAATGCCTTGTCGGTTTCTTCGTGACGGTCAGATGATTTTTCACACTCAGTCCGAACACTTTCGGACATAGTGTTTTTATTATTTCTTTTTTCTTTTGTAATAGTTTCTTTTGTGTGTCCCTGTTTTGGTGACAGCGCTGTCACCGTTTTGGTGACACTTTTTGTCACCAATGCAGTGACATTATCACCAGAGTAGTGACACCCTTCGATTTGCCATTCCTCGATGTTCTTGTTAGGCCCGATTTGCTGGCCTTCGCGAAGGATAACCTTCATCGCGATAAGCTCATTCTTGGCCTTGTTTACCTTCTGTCTTGGCAGCCTGGTAATTTGAGCTAACTGACTATCAGAGATGCGATCCATCTTTTTACCGTAGCCGTATGTTTTACGGCATATGGCGTGGGCAACCTTGCTCTGATTTTTCGTTAAATCTGCGCCGATAAGCTCTTCATACAGGGCATTTGCAAGACGGGTATAACCATCTTCAACTTCTGCCACACGACGCTCCACAGGCCGTTGTGAAGGCCTTAAATGTGTTACGGTTGCAAGATTACTCATGACCTTTCTCCTTCTGCATCAGCTTCACTTTTTCCAACTCAGCCCGGAATCGACCAGGCTGCTTGAAGCTGGACAGGAAGCGATCACGTAGTATGTGTTTGTGAATTTTGTCCTGGTAAGGACTGAGTTGTTTTGTCATAATGACTCCTGTGGATTGATCCAGTCTTTCTACATCAGGCCTCGAAGAATTCGCCGTTCTTCGGGGCTTTTTCTTTTGTCAGGTAATCGGCAAGCCGCTTAGTCAATTCAGCCATTTCATCGTCTTCGATTCCGTATTCCAGAACAGCAAGCATCATGCTTACCTGCGAGAAGAAACCATTCTTCCATCGGCTTACCTGATATTCAGGAACCCCCATCGCTCGAGCGAATGTCTTCTGCCCCATCAGTGCCAGTTTGTTCAGCAAGGCTGACTCGATGCGAGCCGCTTTCTTGCTTTTAGTTGCAATAGTACCCATAGATAATTTCCTTAATGATTAG